TCAGACGCGCCCATTTTGGCTTGGATAAGACCTGTTTGAGCCAAAGGCGGTGGGGCGCGTTGTGGAAGTGGCAGCGTTACGCCCATTCCATCAGTAACATCGGGATTAACTTCCAAATACGGCCAATTGGTTGTGTTAGCAGTTTTCCATTGGTTTTCGTAACCTTCAAACTGACCGCCGTAACCAATAAATGGTGCTTTTGGTGCCAAAGCAAGCATTTCTGCCTCTTGGGATACCCAGTAGTTGTACATACGTTGTGCATCTTTAGCATTTCTAACCAAGCCAGACACATAAATACGACCATCTACTTCAAATTCGTTACCAATCACGCGGATTACGGGGATCCATTTGCCTGCCCATTCCTGTTCTTGCAAGACTTCATAGCCATTGGACTTCATCCACATGACTTTTTTGACGTCTACCGTGCGAGATTTAATGGGTTTTAAGCCCATTTGCTTCATTTCTTTATCTTCAAGCGAGCCGTCAAAATGACTCATGTTGCCAGGATACAAATTGAGTTTAGTTGGGGTGTGCGTATGGTAAAAATACTCAACAATACGAATGGTGTTCTCATTAATCCATTGACTTAAGGATTGATCACCTACGCCTTGGGACATAATGGATGTAATGGGCGCGGCATTTGGGTATTGACGCTCATATTCGTCTTTTTCTAAGTCTTGGCTAATAAAGCACCACTCAGCATCGCAACCCGCAGGGTCTTGAATCAATGGATCCATGTAAACGCTAAACGCGTTACGAATACGGCCTAAACGCAAGTCTTGATCAAACGAATTTTCGTTGCAATACTCGGTCAAAATGCGGAAATAGCCTTCACCATACGTCACTTGGTTTTCACAAGCAGTGTCATAGACCACATCGGCGTCAGACATATACTCGATATGGCGAACCATACCTTCAAAAATCTCCGCTACTTCAACATCGCCTTTATCGTCTGCTGGGATTACTTTTCCAGAGGGTCGGTTCTGACGTTGTTCGTTTGTTACTTGTTTAACGTGCTGCGGTAGTTTGTTAATGGTCAAACACGGGCGTGCATTAATGGTTTGCCCTTGAACAGAACCGCGAGTTGCCAATACGTCAGCAGGCCATTGCCACTGGTTGTCTGGCGAACCAGCCATAAAGCGCAGGTCATCTAGCTCATCTTCGCGTGATTCAGAATACGCAGACATCGCCATCTGAAAGCGATGACGCATGGTAGCTAGAACGTCTGACTGTTCATTTGGAGTAGTAGTGGGGTTGCCACCTACGTCGGCTACTTTGCCGACGATATTCATCGAGGTTTGGTCATACGGCATTTAGTATTCCGATCACATCAGGTTCGCGCATCGACAATGATACCGCTAAACAATTTACTTTGGGATAAAACCTTAACGGCTTTAAATTTATTTTTTACTTTTAGACATCGCCCCACGTTTTACCGCATAAGCGATTGCTACGGCCTGCTTGACGGGTTTGCCACTTTTGACTTCCGCAGACACGTTCTTACGGAAAGCTTCTTTACTAGAACTTTTCTTAAGTGGCATCACTTCCCCTTTTTAGCAGGTTTAGCTGTCTTAGCTGATTGCTTAAAATCTTTAGCTGTGGGCGCGCCCGCAGTGCCAGGCTTTCTCATCTTTTCGCCTGATCCGGCGGCAATGCGCTTTTGCTTGGCGTGAATGTTTGCATATAGTCCAGGTTTTGTAGCCATTTGATTCTCCTTATTAACATTTCCAACTTTTGAGCGCGGCTTTCGCACGCGGGGCGTCGCCTTTGGCGTGGGCAACGACGCCTGACATTCTGGCGCAGAAGCTGGCTTTACGCCCAGCATCCGCTTTAGACTTAGGATTTGGCGCAGGCGCCTTAAGATTTGCATTATTTTTTGCATTGTACGCAGCCCTTCCTTTGGCAGTCATACCCGCACCTTTGTCGGTGGGTTTGTAGTTCGCGCCTTTGCCCGTGGTTGTACGAGCTATGGGTTTGTCATGTTTTTTTGTTGCCATTACGATCCCATCCATGAGTTCAAGGCTGCGCCTTGAGATTGATATGTTTGTTTGCGAAGTATACCTTTAGATTCGCGGTGTGCAACAGAAAACGCAAAAGTAAGTGCAATAGCGTCTGCACTGTCTGGTGAGGCCAAGCCTCTAGCTTTCATGTCCTTTTTGCTTTCCAAGTAAATGGCACCCTTACTGTCTGGTTTCATCAAGGGTGATATGAGGTCGGTCTTAAGCGTTTTTTCCTTGGGGATGCTTGCGGACTTGAGCCAATCCTTCATCTGCCCCCAGATCTGCGCCCTCATGTTGCCGTACATCATGGGGTTCCTTGACTTGTTCGCAAAGTTCACACCCCTGATCTTGTAGCGTTGTTCTTTGAGCCGGTCAACCACCCCTGCGCCAAGCCCACCTTCATCAATGGCAACTACCGCAGGCTCATACTGCTCGATGGCCTCGATTACATGACCGACCACCACCATTGTATCGTCGCCTTTAAACTTGCGAATCTCCACAATATCCCGTCCTTGACGTACTGCAATAACGGTCGAGTCAGAACCAAAACGAGCGGGGTCTACCCCAATCACAATGGGCGCGGAGTCATCTTGCCATTTGTCCCGTTTCATAGCGTCGTCCACTAGCGTAGATGAGATGAACTGATCATCCCCTTCTGAGGGGAACGAGCCATACACTTCTACGTGCGCCTGGTAAGAATCAGCGCCATATTCCTCAATAATTTGGTCATACACGTTCTTGTCGGTGCCTTCTACTTCCCGAGCGTCCACCTGCCTAGATTGCCAAAAGTCCCGTTTGCTACCCTCAATCGCCTCGTAAAAGTAACCCGTATTGCGCCGTGGGTTGCTAAAGCAGCACCAAAAGCGATTTGGCGTATTCTCTGTAAAAAAGCCACTTGTCACCGCCCAGATGGAGTCGTCAATACCAGACGCTTCGTCAAACACGACCATTACCCCATCGTAGTTATGCACACCAGCGAACGCGTCAGGATTCTCAGCCGACCACAGTCTGCCTTCTAAGTTCCAATAGCGCGTGCCTTTCTTTAGATCACGCTCGACCAACTCGGTCAGCCATTTGGCGGGCATGACTCTTGTGGCGGAGATCTCCCACCAGTGGGTGTTAATTGACATAGACGACCACTTAGTAATCTCAGCCCAAGTTACGCTGCGTAGCTGCGATTCCGAGTTAGCCGACACAATGACTGTTGACCCAATGCGGGTGGTCATCATCCACAGCACTAGCCAGGACACCAAAGCCGACTTGCCAATACCACGACCCGAAGCAATCGCTAGGCGCAGTACGCTAAAATCAATCTGCCCATCATTCTTTTTAATGTGGTCTGTTAGATCTGTTAAGACCTGGCGCTGCCACTTGCGTGGCCCAGTGAAGTTCTCAAGCGGTGTGCCTGCTTGTCCCCACGGGAACGCAAACAACACAAACGCTAGCGGGTTGTCCTTGATCGCAGGTGACCATAACCGCGCCATGAGTTCTTGTTCATCTTGCGCGGAATAGCGAGTAGTTTGCATTAACGCTTGCCGGTCTTGGTGTAATTTTTTAATGATTCAAGTAAGGCGCGTTGCACAGGTTGGTAGCCAAATGAAGTATTAACTTCTTCAGGCCATTGCCCTACGACGTAACCACGGACGGCAGAATCAGTAGCGGTGCGTATAGCATCGGCTTCAGGACGGCCTTCAGCTATGGTTGCTTCATAATCTAACGCGTGTTCACGCAAGTTTTTTAGTTGTTCAGGACTCCAAGTTTTAGCCAACTTATCACTAATTTCACGCGAATACGGGTCTACGTGCATAACTTCGCCAGCTAGATCGTGGTGCGTAAACGCGTCAGGTCTATAGATTTCAATGCCAAGCTGCCCCATTGGTAGTTCTTTTGGGCGCGAAAACGTACCGTCGCCCATAGGTCTACCTGTTTCTTCGGGCGGGTATGTTTCTGCAAAACCTTCACCTTGCCCTGCGTTGGTAATAACGACAGGCTTATGTTGGCTTAAAAATGGATAGTCTTGCAACGCTTTACGCATTAACGAGTCAATGTACGGGTTAGAGTTACTTCGGCTCTCAGGCGCCAAAGCGTTGACAACCTCGGCATCTCTTGCTAGTGCATTAATTGTGGCCATTACGCTGCTTTCTTTTGTTTAGCTGTTACTTCTTTGAACTCTACAGTCT